GTATCCAGGCTGATTGTGATATTTTTTTCACGGGGGGGCTATCCGATCAGGATCACGCGCCCGAGTTCGTCAATCTTGAATCGCCTTGTTGGTTTGTGTGCGAGTGCGTGGCAATCACGACAAAGCAGTTCGAGATTGTCGAAGGCCAGTGCCACGTTCGGATCAGTGATCGTCTCAGGCGTCAGGTGTATCTTGTGGTGCACGATGACGCCCGGCCTGTAGATCCCTTGCTTCAGACATCGCTCGCATAAGTTCTGCTTACTCTTTGCGTATGCTTTCCTGCAGTCCTTCCATGCTCGGCTGTTATAGAATGGCGCTGCGAAGTCTCTTGCCATCAGCGAACCTCAAACCTTCCTGTTTCTCTATAGTCCCAATGTCGCTCACTATCTAGTATGTCGTACATTGCATACTCTTTGTCAGGCGTCCACTCACAGGCACTGACACAATTGTCACACTTCTTACGGTTGCATATGTAGTATGTTTTCTTTTCGCAATAAATTGTTCTGCTCATGTGTAAAAGGTTGGGCGCGCCAGTCTGTTAAGCAGCATTAAACACAAGTAGATAGATGTATATGAGGTCGGACGCAACAACAATAACCGCGAAGGGAACAACGGACACTGGCACGCCCGCTCATAAGGTTAGAAACTCCGCTGTTCCGGATGTAGGCGAGCATAGCTCAGGGCGGCGACTGCCGATGCGGGGAGTTGCAACGGCAAGATCGCCCGCCCTGTGTTACACATACAAAAAGAGCCGGGGATGTTTCTTTCCTCGACTCTCTTCACCATATACAATACTACAAATCAGATGGGGCATTCTAGGACTTCTTTGTGAACCTGAGCGAATTCCTGCAGCGCATAGCCGTGAAGCTTTGTGACGTGCCGGAAAGTGTAACCGGTCTCCGATGCAATAGCTTTCCAACGCAGGCCGTTGATGTACCTGAGGCGCAGTATCTGTGCGTGTGTGGGATTGGCAAGCTGATTGATCATGTGTGATCGCTTGTCGATTTCCGCACGGTATTTGATCAGGTTCGTCATGTACCTGTCGCCCAGTTCGTCGAGGCGCACCATAAACTGAGCCATGGCGTCTGATGATGGTGACGTCTGCACACGGTCTTTGTCATAGCGGATCGCTTTGATCTGCTCGGCCTGATGTCTCGCTTCTTCCATCTGAAGTTCAATGCTTCGGATGATGCGGCGGTAGTCATTTACTTCACTCAGATATTCCTTAGCTGTCATTGGTGAACACTCCGTGGTATCGTGTTACGTTGTCGTTTCTTTGGTTCGTATACGGTACAATCTTCCGCATCACATATCAGCATCCGGCTGTGTCCGGTGTACCCGATGTAATCACAGATGATCGTGGATTCCTTCGGGAACTTACAGCCGCCCGGAGAGCCGTACTTGAATGTTGATGCTGTGCCGTGATAGCGGCATTTGCGGCAGAGGTGTCCGTCATGGTTCTCCATGTCCATCACCGTCCCTTCCGCACATCTCAATCAGGAATGCGATGTTACATGCGTGATGCCACAGGTGCGGGAGACCACTCTCCTCATCTACTCCGTATGGGTCATCCAGGTATGCAAGCCAATGCCGGAATGCAGCGTCCTTGTACCGCTCAGGTTCTACTCGTTTCCAGTTGTCAGGGTCGCCGTATTTCTCAACACCATATTCTCTTATGCGTGCGATTGCACGGAAGATGCCGCGCGGACAGAGAGTGAGGCGCGGTTTGCCTGCGTCTGATTTAATGTTCTGATCGTTCATGTTGTTCCCTCTTTATGTACTCATCCCAGAAGAACACACCGGCGATTGAGATGATATTGATTGTGATTAATACGATTACTGTTAGCATTTTGTTTCCCTCGGATCGCAGTTATAACCATGATCGTCCTGATTCGGTACAAATTCATATCCGCCGCTGTCGTGACCAGTACGGCATCCATCTCCATTCTGTAAGTTCATATACGCAAGTTCGCCCTGATCGTTAATACATAGATGATCGTGCCTGTCATCACCAACCCTGTGTATCATTCCAGAATACCTGTCACGGACGTAGATATCTATATTACTCATTCGTCTGCTCCTTCCTGATATCTTTCTGGTAGTGGCATCCATGCGATGACGTTTCTGAGCCAATAGAATCCATCCGCATCACACGCACTCCACACGCCTTTTCTGCTTGGGTCTATTGATCCGATATCAACATCGCCATCATATGTGGTTATTAGATAATTACCATATTCTTCTGGCAACCTCTCACTGCATGGTATCCACCGCACAGGCTAAACGTCTGCTTCATAATCACTTTTAGCTTGCATGTAGCCTTGCTTATATCCATCGTCATGTTCTTTGTCAATTTTCTCAATCATGTCAAAATCAGGCTGTGCGGATGGCAAGTGTTGTATATCCGTGACAGCTAACACGCATGGTGTCGTGTACTTCTTGACTCTGTTTCTGACGATATCAATCGCCTCCTGTCTTGAAATCAAATCGCACGCATTCGTTTTCGTGCGTTTGTCGTGCGTTTCTGCATCATGAAGATGTACCATTTCTGAAAAGGTTTTCTGCTCCTTCAATCTTTCCATCTTTGGACAACTGCAACCCCAACAACTCGCCTCGGTTGGCTGTGCGGATGGCAAACTTCTCAACCCCAATTCCGCTAATGCTTTTGCAAATTCATAAACGTTTAAATTTTTATAGCAATCATTCGGATAGTGCCATAGAGCATTTGCCATCGCTAAGATCGCATCCTCACGGTATATGGTGTCCTTACTCATCCTGTTCACCTTCTCCCCAACACGGCAACTGTACCATTGCCATTTTCATTTCGGTCTGAATCGTACTGCACCAGTTTCTAAGATTTTCTGACTCGATTTGAGCGCATATCTCAGTTGGATTGATGTCAAAAATAAGGCCGTTCAAACGTTTTGCCGCCTTGTTCTTCTCGGGAGGAAACCAACATTTCTGCTCAAACTCACCCCTAATAAACTCCGGCATACTTTCGTATTCTTCTCTTGGCATATCGTCAAAGTATGTAGTTTCGTGAAGAAAGCGCATACAAACCGCCACAGCATCATCAAGTGTTAACATCAGCATTCTTCGTTCTCCTTTCTGCATGACTGCAAAAATCAACAGGGTCACAAGAGCCACACCAATGTCTACACTCAAACTCATCAACACCCTTTGGCAAATATCCGTACATACTCATGTTGCACTGAAACCATTTGCACTCTGCACACCGTATAATTTCCGGCTGTGCGGATGGAACCATCTCAAACTCAGGTGCTTCTCCGTCTATCGCATTCTGTATGAACCGCCCTGCATTCCTGAATGCCTTTGCAGATACCGAATCACCCACGCTATGCATAAGTGTTTTTGCCGATTCTTTTACCAGTAGCATCCTATCAATACTGTCAAGCCATCCCATCTGCCAGAAGCGAAACAGGAGGTCGTCAAGCACCTTCATTTCATCTGGTGCGGTTTCGATGTTTGTTGCTTCAATCAGTTCCTTCTTGTACTTCTCGATTAATTCAAATCTATTGTCATTGCATAAATCACTCATGCGTTTCTCCTTATCAGTTTTTTGCATATAATCCTCATAGTCTAACCATATGTTCATGGTGTACTTTTCTTCTGCATAAAATCCGATGACCTTGCAGTCATACCACGGAATCAGTATTACATGATCTCGGTATGCCTCTACCCATGTTTCTTCCTCTGACATGAAACACAGATTGATTTTAAATACGGATTGTGGTCTGAAATCATCCCATTCTTCCCATTCATCTGGAAGCGGTTCTTCCGGCTTCATCGCTACAAGCAATTCACGCAATGTTATCATCCTGTTCCCTTCTCCAATCTTCCAACATGCCTAGTATTGGATTGTCATAGGCATAACTCATATCTTCCCAATCATCTGCGTATCTTTGAATCCAATCCAAATGAATGATGTCTCCGACATTCGTGTCGGGAACATTGCTAGGGACATCTGTGTCCTTACCAAACTTATATGCTTTTTCTATTAGATCGGCATAGAAATCGAATGCGTGCGAGTATGTACTGTAATCAATTTCTCCGCACGAATTTAAACCGTTCAGATAGTCGGCAGATTCAGCCTTAAGTTTCTCTAATTCAGATGCTGTTGCAGCTATTCCCCAACTCATTGTGCTTTCTCCCTTATCCCGAATAATCTGCCGCCAATGCGGAAATCAGCTTCTTTTCCAGTGTATCCGTTGTCAAGTATTCTCTGCTCAAGTTCTAATGCCTTGATTGCCATATCGCATGATTCTTTCATCAGTGGTATAAGCGCATCTCTATATGGATGATCTTTCCCTGTCTCTTTAAGTCCTGCCTTTATAGCTTCTTGCATCTTTATCGCTTCTTTGTTCGTCATGATTTACCCCAATCTATTGCCTGTCCGCATTTCACACAGTAGCGTCTTTCTGGATGCAAATTTCCAATGCCAGAAAGCTGTCTTCCGCAATTGCCACAACGCTTAGTTGATGTTGTGGTTCTTACAGACATTGGTATCTGCTTATACAGTGCTTCGATTGCCATGTCAAACATATCTTCGTTAGGCTTGTATCCGCTGAACTCTTTCGACAATGCTTTTAATCCCTTAATCGCTTCTTTGTTGGTCATCTTGTTCACCTCTTCGTCTTCCATTTGCGCAGTACCATCCGCCTGTTGGATATTTGCCGCTTAAAGCACACCTGCCTTGCAGAGAATCCTCTTGTTTTGTCCACCAATGACAATCCTTGCACAATACCACTGACAGAACTTCCGGCATATCCTCAACAATGCTGACCGCATGAACAAGCCCTTTGTAATCATCGGTATACCTGTATACGTTCCCGCCAACATGTTCTGCGATGTTTGCATTTGCCGCCTGTTGCAGTGCTTCGATTGTTGCGTCCTTGTCAATCGTCCTCATGTTGCTCCCTTTCCGTAAATGCCTCATAACATTCCTCACACTCCCCACCCGACCAAAGTATCGGACAGAGCACAAAACCGTCCTCAAATCGCAGAATATTAGCTTCCAGACAATCTTCCAGTTGTGCGTGTCCGTGGTCGATGTTGTCATCAGTCTGTACTTCCAATACTTGCCATCCTCTCCTCGTATGCATTCCACGGCAATACTTCATGCAGTTCGCATCCGGGATAGTGCGTGATCAGTAATCGTTGCTTCTTGCCGACAAACACGATCGACCGCTCTGTCTCCACTATCTGATCGCCCTGATAGTAGTGCGCCGGTATCACTTTTTCCAGAATTCCAACCTGAAAGCATTTGCGGTTCTGTGTTGATATATCCACCGCCACTTTCTTGCCGATATAGCTTTTTCGCATGATCCGGCAGATAACAGCACCGGCCTTGTGAATATAATCGCCGACCGGCGGCTCCTGTCGCATTGTCGGATGCCAGTCAAATATGCTCAGTTGCCTCGCCTGCCTCATGTTCCTTCTCCCCTTTCTGTATCTCCTGCACCGCCAACATGATCCCGAAGTTCTTGCCGAACTTCCATTCACTATCCGGCTCAGGATCAGCAAGCGACTCAATCCGCTTAATCAAATCATCCATTATTCCGCCTCCTGTGCTATCAGCTCCAGTCCCAGTGCATTCAGCACATCCTCAACCGTATCCCACCGTGGCATTGTTCCGCCCTGGATCAGCTGACTGATTGTTGCTTCAGATACGCCTGACCGCTCTGCAAGGTCGGCCTGTGTTATATCTCGTTCCGCCATCCTGTATATGATGGCCTTCTGGTAATCCAATGGTACCATCCTGTTACCTCTTTCCGTAATCGCTGAAATACATATCGCTCATCGTTTCTCCAGGTATCGCCTTGTAATTCTCACTGATGCATCTGGAATACTTGCAGTTCAGGCAGTCGTACATGCTCGTGAATCCGCATGGTGCAGGTGTACTTGTCAGCACGTTCTTCTTCCACTTCGGCCTTTTCACCGCATCCTCAACTGACAGCTTCTGCTTGCGAATCCGGTGCCAGATCGTTGCACGGTCGACCCCTGCCAACCTCGCAAGGCCTGATATCGTATACAGGTCGCCGCGATATTCGTATATCTTATTAGCCATAATCACTCCTTTAACATTGGCGGGACTGCCATGCTAGCCTGACAGCCCCTTCGATTCAGTATCGATCGACTCCATGAGTTGACGCCTCATGGTGCTATAACATCCGGCGCGGTTTGTATCTTGTATACTCTTGTTATCCACATTTGACATTTAACTTCTTACATTTCTGTTTGGAAATGGTTGTTTATAGTTGCGTGCGCCGGGGGTTACCATCAGTTGAATCGTGGTCGGGGCCGCTGGAAGTCCGGGAGAACAAACAGCAGCCCCTTGCAGATCAGTTCTGCCAGACTCCGTGCGCTTACTCCACACGGTGATATAACATCCGGCACTACTGGATATATGCAAACAGTTGTGAAAAATCCGATTACGGTTTACTGGTTACATTGTGCCGGCAGTTACCTTACGAAGGTTCCCCGTCCATATACCGCTGCAGTGCAGCCTGTTCGATCGCGGCAAAGTCATATGCCTGACTGTTTTCGAAGTTATTAAAACGGTTCTTGCTTCGGTCCTCTTGTTTCTTGTCTTTGTCCTTTTGCGCCCAGAGTGCAAGCGCTGCCGTCCATTCCATTGACCATCCTTTGCCCTCGTTGTATTGCATGAACTTCTTAATGTCGGTTTTGATGTTGTGCTGGTTACAAAAAAGAGCGATTTCGTCAAAAGTAGGAATGTGTGTGTCTGGTCCAGCCGCAGGCGCATTAACATTTACATTATCATTTACATTTACATTATCATTAACATTTACATTTACATTAGGTTTGCTTTTGGTTTCGTCTAGGTTATGGTTAGGTTTTGTTTTGGTTTTTGGTCTGCCGCCTTTTTGACCGTTCTCATATCGCCGAAAATTCGCGTCAATCTGCGGTTTTATGAGGTCGAAGATAGCACCCGGCACACCGTCCAAATCATCAGTTTTTTCACCAAACGAGTATTTGCAAACTTGTGAATAAACTTTTAACTGGTCTCTTTTGTTTAATTTTTTGATCGCTTCATAGAACGATTTGTAAAAAACGAAACTCTCTTTTGCCATAATCAACCTCCAGTCGCAAGTAATTCCGCGATCCGTTTCCCGGTTGATCTCTTATCACAGAACAGGAACTCAACGCCGTATGCAATATGGCAGCGGCAGATTTCGTTGTATAGACTGTATCCGCTTACCCTTGTATACTTGCTTCGCCATTGAGGAACGTCCTTCAGCGCTTTGATCCGACCGCCTTGTTCGATCAGGACGATCATCTTGATTCGTTCCGCTTTCGATCTGCGAACCTCTCTCCAGAACCGTGACCGGTCATGAGAAAAAAGATTCTGGCAGAGTTCGTCCAGATTTTGTTTGCGATCAATGGTCAAATGGCCGTTGTCCTCATCCATGTAGTCGCCTGTGTCCAGCTTCGCGATCCGGTATGGAATCTCCCGCTGTTCGAAATACTGGATGATGTGCTGATTCTTTTTTTCCCTTGTGTCGCAAATAATCATGGCGTCGCCTTACTTAAACGGAAGTTCTTCCTGGGCGTCGTCAGGTATGTCCATGAATTCATCTGACGCCGGCTTCGGTTGTTCGTCGCGGATCTGCGTCGCCTTTGAACCGGCAAAGTGTGCACGATCCACCATGCACAAAGTCACATCCTTATCGTCATCCCATCTTTGTGTCTCCAGATGGCCAACGATTATAATCTCCTGACCCTTCCGGAAGTATGTGCTGATAAACTCGGCCGTCTGTCTCCATGCCCGGCACAGAAGAAAACACTTCGTCTCTACATCTTTGTATTTATTTGACCATGCGACCGTGAATAGCAGCGTGCTGATCCCGCTCTGAGTCGCTTTTAATTCCGGATCTTTTGTCAGTCTGCCCTGAAAAACAAGTTCATTTACCATCGATTTCCTCCTTTGCCTTCTGCATACACTTCAGGCACAATGCCCGGCCTGTGTTTCGTTTGCTGATCTCTGCCAGTTCTGACGGCTGCTTTCCTGCCGCCGCCTTGATTGTTGTTCCGCAATCTTCACAAATATAAATGCCTTCGTCCGGTTTCGTGTTCCGGACCCTGATTGCATCGTGCATTTTCCCGAATGCCTTAATCTTCGATGTCCCGACTATGATCTTTTTCCCGATCCAGTCCGCGATCTTATCAGATTCGCACACATCGGCAATCGTTTCTGCATTTGTGACATTCAACACCATGGGAAGATCCAGTTCCTCGAAGTGAAGCACAAGACCCTTCTTTTTCCCACCTGTTTCTGCGTCGTACATTTCTTCCTCGCCGATCTTCTTGATCGTCAGAGTCTTATCACCGTTTTCGAATGACCAGCCGCCAAGAAATGTTTTGAAATACTCCTGATAATGGACGTAATTCCCCATATTTAATCCTCCACTAATTCGGCCGGAACACCTTCCGGACCTTCATACCCATACCAGTCACCACTCACCTTGCAATAGTGATAGACACCGATCAGCTCACGGAACTTGTCATATCCGCGCCTGATCCATTCCGAATCGCAGATGTATACCCGTGATGCGTATGGTGGTTTCTTTTCCTGCGCTACAAATGCAAATCCATGCTCAACGAAAGTATTCTGGAACAGGCCTTCGCAATACATTCCCGCTTGGAACTGATAACCATACTTGCGTGCGGCTCTTTCGAAAGCACCGTCTTCGCAGCTGTCCGTTGTCTTGTAATCAACGATGTACGGTTTCCCCTGATACTCAGTCACGCAGTCAACCTTGCATTTACAATGTTCTCCGGTCAAATCATCGACCCAGTAATATTCCTGTTCGTGTTTACCTTCCAATAGGCTGTTCGCAAGCGGATCAAGTGCTACTGCGCGCCGCATCTCATTGATCGTGTCGAAATCTTCCTCTGTAATCACGGTCTTTCCGGTTTCCGCCGCTCGTTGCATTATGTTGTAGAATATTTCTCTGCCAGCCTTCGTCCTCCTGTCGATGTCATCCGAAAAGACAAGGTAACTGTCAGTAAATTGCTTTACGTCCAGAATCGCCATATGTGCGGCGATCCCGAACGCAAGCGCTTTGGTGTCTTTTCCTTCTCTGTGGTTCATGTGGTACAGGAAGTGCATCGGAGTCTTGTTAATAACCCACAGGTCAGACCTCCGGATGCCTTCTGCTTCTTCGTAAAATCCCATGATCAATCCTCTGTTGTCTTGTAGTATTCTTCGCGAGCGCAATCCTCACAAAGTATCGCGCCATCTATGTACCAGTATCCGCCATCCTGTATGTACTCGTTGCAATCGTCACATACAGGACAGTTCTTCAAGCGTTCCTCCTGCTCGAATTGATAGTTATCCGCATCCCTGACAGGATCGTCTGTGTAGTGCATCATGCGATTTCACCTGCCTTCCGCAACCTGTACAGCGCCTGATGGATGGAATTCGGATCGACACCCATATCTGCCGCAATTTCCTTTGGCGGCCATCCGTTGTTATGAAGTGCCTTGATCTTACCCATGTCGAGTTTTCTGCGCTTTGGCTGTTCCGGTTCCGGCTCTGCTTCTGGCTCTTCCTCTGTTTTGACCGGATCAATCAGTTCTAGCGCCTGATGCAGACATTTCGGACAGAAGTCAATGCTCTCGATTTCTGCCGCTCTCTGTTCGGTATAATCGTCCAGCTCGGCACTAAATCCGCCCTCTGTTTCGCAATCGACAATCAGCTTGTACGGCAGGTGGTCAATCTTCTGTTTGCATCTGTCGCAGTAATATATGATTTGTTTCATAATCCTCCGATCTGTGGTATACTAACCACGAACGTGATGTTCATCGTTCAGTGAGTCCGTGCGTGTTTTGAGCTGTGTGCGGACTCATTTTCTTTTGCTTCTTCTGATGTCGTTGCGGGTCTCGCGGATCATGTTGCAGACCATGATGAACAGGCAGTAATACACGCAGATCAGTGCCGGCAGATACATCTCGGCCAGTCCGAAGAACAACGCCTGAATGATTGCTGCAAACAATGACAGCCAGATAAAATCCGATCTCGACATTTCGTCCCATTTCTTAATCATTCCTCAATCTCCTTCTTGTTCCCGACAAAAAAGCTAGTATCAACAGCGCAACACTCGTGACAGGTTTCGATGAATTTCAGCGCGTCAGCCATCTCGTTAAACTCAAATTCCTCGTTGCTGTCGCTCTGGTAAACAGTAACCACGATCACAATTCACACCTCTCTTTCAATCGTGCCGCCACCTCTATGATCAAGTAGCGATTTCCAATATGCTCCAAATCCTTCAAATACTTTTCACTCACCCGCCAGACTGTCTTGACGCCGAGAAAATCAGCAAGCTGTTTCGGTGTGATCATCCCGGCGCCGGTAAACTGTCGGAGAGCTGCCGCGATGTCTGTACGAGTCATAGTACACCTCCGTCTACATTGTTCACTTTAAGTAGACACTTCAGGCAAAATAATATCATTCTCCGAGAAACCTGTGACATGACAAAATGCGTATAAATATACCATTTTCATCGGCGTCTTACCGGTCTCCCAGTTAATGACACTTTCCCTAGAAACATCCAGTTTTTCAGCCAATTCCTTCTGGGTCATGTTGGCAGCAACTCGCGCTGCCTTCAAAGAAATTTTTGCCATTTCTTCCTCCTTCCCGTTCGTATTCCCGCAAGTGACGATTATATTATAGTACTCTTATAGTGCACTGTCAACACTTAAAGTAGATTTTTTCAACTTCGTATTATATAATATATGCACAGGGGAAGAAAGGCGGGCACAATGGCAAAATATATATCAGATGAGGATTACGGAAAAATCGTTGCAAAGAACCTGAAAAGAATTTTTGTTGAACACGATAAAACGCAAGCCCAGGTTGCAAAGGATCTCGGAATTAGCAAGACAACTCTGTCGAGCTGGATGAATGGAACGCGCTTGCCGCGCATGAATAAGGTTGACATGCTCTGCAAGTACTTCGGATGCCAGCGCACCGACATCATGGAACCACACGACTACTACGCACCGGACACCGCAAAGGCTGCACAAGAGTTGTTCGACTCCGATCTGCGTGCGCTGATGGATGCGGCTCGCGACTGCCCGCCGGAAGTGATCCGGAGTGCCGCTGACTTGCTTAGGAAATTCAAGGAGACAAATCCAGATGGATGACATCTTTGTATATGTTGTCAGTCTGCCGGATCAGATCAGGGAGATGGTTCTGCCGTGCGCAGACGGATATACAATTTACATCAACGAAATGTTGGACGAATCCGAACGGCTGAAATCGTATTATCACGCGATTGATCATATTGATAATAAAGATTGGAACAAAAAAGACGTTCAGATTATTGAGACGCTACGACATTGAAAGGAGACGTGTTATGACAGCGTTAATGTTAATAATTGGTATTGCATTGATTGTGCTTTCGGCGATTTTGTTATTAATAACTCCAGTTGGTATTGCAGGAATTGTACTGGGAATTGTTCTGATCGTCGCATCTCGCAAAACAAAAAAGAACATTGCGGAAGATCAGGCTCAACGAGAAGAACACAAACAGTATGTAAAAGATCACTATGTGACAGTTGATATTGCCGGCCTGTATTATCATCAGGAAGAACTGTCAGCTATTACCGATGAAGAAAACACATATGATGGACCGTGTCAGCTGATACAGGAACCAGAAAACGAACACGATCCGAACGCGATCAAGGTTGTCGTCAAGGGAATACTGGCCGGATATATTCCAAAAGATAGAAATGTTGAAATCAATAAACGGTTCAGCGATCTGCTTGAAACCGATGCGACGATTGATCTGGATGGCGATATAAGCGGATACGTAACAATGAAATTCAAATAATTTTTGAATCGGAGTGATTATATGCCTCAAAAATATAAATATAACTACATCCGCAAAACCTTCACGTTCAACGGCCGCCGTTACGAAGTCGCCGGTAAGACAGAAGAAGAAGCCATTCGGAAGATGATTGAGAAGAAGATTGCTTTGGAAAACGGTGAGGTGTCTGTAAATGGCAACACCTTACTGAAGGATTGGTATAAGACCGCATTCGAAGCATACAAGCCGAACGTGTCCGCTCGGTACATGAATCAGTGCCTTGTTCGGTTCCAGAAGCACGTCATTGATGATATCGGAAGGTATCCGCTCTCCCAGATCACACCTTTACAACTGCAAAGCATTCTGAACCGGCAGAAGGGCATGAGCCGGTCGCACATCACAAAACTGCATCAGGACATCTTCTTCGTATTCGATGCTGCTCGGAAGAACCACATGATCCAGAAGAACCCGGCAGCCGACCTCGTGCGCCCGATCGGAACCAATCACAAGCGCCGTGCATTGACTTCGGATGAGCGACACCACTTCCTTCTGGTAGCGCCGACCGACCCCCGATTCATCTTTTTTGAACTGATGTTGTATTGTGGATGCCGCCCTGGAGAGGCAGCGGAAGTCAGATATGATGATGTGGTAATGATCGAAGACGTGCCATTCCTGCACATACGCGGCACGAAAACAGCGAATTCAGACAGGTTTGTACCCATACCAGAAGAACTGAAGCCTCATCTCCTGAACGCGTCAGGAAACGGCATTGTGGCGCCTTCGCGGGCGAATAAGAAGCACACCGAATCATCATACAAGCGCATGACCGAATCCCTGAAGCGCGCTATGAACATTTCCATGGGCTGTCACGTCTATCGGAATCAGCTGATCCCGCCCCTGCCGCTTGCTGATGACTTCGTTCCATACCTGTTCCGGCACACATACTGCACCGACCTCAAGAAAAAAGGCGTCGATGTCCGAATCGCTAAAGACCTGATGGGTCACGCGGACATAAAGACGACCGCAAACATTTACGACCACTCAGACGGTGATACGCTGATGATAGCAGCGCGGCAGATGGGTCTTGCGTGATTTTTTCCACACTATTTTCCACGCAAATAAGTGATAAAACGTTATATTTTGTGATCTGTTGCGACCTTCCAGAAAATAAAAAAATGGGCGGAAACCCTTATTTTTCAAGGATTTTCGCCCTATTTTCAACACCGTGCGCTAGAGGATTCGAACCCCCGACCTTTTGGTCCGTAGTGAATCGAAAAACATTGTGTTTATGCGGAATATTCAGTTTTTTCCACGGTATTTTCCACGCTATACCGGCCACTTCGTCCATTTCTGATTTCCAATATACACCCAACCGGCACCTGACTTCAACCGTCCCCATGTCATTGCTCTGTTGGTTTCAACGATGGTGAACTTGCCCTTGCCTGTGTACAGCTCCTTGCCGTTTGCCTTCCTGACCTTGTCGTACTTCGTTCCGGCACCCTTGCGGATGCACAGATCACGGATGCGCACCTTAATCAGGAATGGTGTCGTAACACTCTGAGTTTTGGAACTGGTTGTCGATGTGGTTGTCGTACTGGTTGTCGTAGATGCCTTGACGCTCTCAACCTCATTGACCAGCTGCTTGAAGATACGCCACTTTGCTTCGTCTGGCGGAATCCAACCAGACCATCCGGGGCACTTCTTGCTGCACACATCATAATGTCGAACCACGTTATCAAGCGGAACCGCATATAACGCCATCAAGTAGCGCGTCAGGGCGATTGCATTGTTCTGTGTAGCTGTTGGAATCACTCCCTTTGTGCTGCACATCTCAATGCCGATGCTGTTTTTATTAGTACACTTTCCAAACAGGTTATTGGAGCCGTAATTCTTTCCAACATGCCAAGCTGCGTTTGTGTCCTCGACAGACTGCCAGATGCTTGTATCATCCACGAAGTAGTGTGCAGATGCACCCCGATGGCCGTTGTAGAAGTAATTGGCATTCGCCTTGGCGGAATCCGTGATATTGCCGGTGTAGTGCAAGACGATGTATTTGATTGCCTGACCGCTCCGGCTCTCATGATTGTAACTGCTGATTTTCCGTGTGATGTTTGGTTTTTGGATCACCTTGACCGCACCCTTCTGGACATCAACCGTCTTGCTGTCATACTTCGTCAGGTTGTACCGCTCAATCACGGCCATGACATTATCAACATATGCCTGACTGGTAGCATAACCGGCTTCTTTGAGTGCCAGAAGATACCGCCGTGGGTCTGTCTGGTTGCGTGCGGAATTGTAGTTGCTGATGCTGATGAATTGCAGATATCCCTCGACGCCGGCTTCCATACTGGAGAACGCAAACCACTGATCGGTGATCTTGACGTATGTACCATTGGCAAGCTGTTCGGAACTGCCGTCAACGAATGTGCCGTCGTTGCATGTCACACGGTTTGCTCTGTACTTGAGTCCGAAATAATTGTGATGCTTTGCCTTACTGGAAGTACCATAAGCCGATTCCAGGCATGCCTGTGCAATAATCGCAGAGTTGACGCCATACCCATACCAGTTGGTCATTTTCTGCACGATCGGCGCTATCTTTCCGATAAAATCTTCCTGATAACTCATCCGCGCCCCTCCACTTCAGGCAGACCTGTTGCAATCGAAGTCAGCACGGAAACGACGCCCGCAAGCAGTGCCGTACCAACCACAGCCTTCCAGTCAACATCGGATATCATAGCCGCCGCGGGGATCATGCCGACAGCGGTCTGACATACGGTGCGAATTGCGCGAATTGCAGTTGCTTTCCAGAATGATTTTGTCATTTCCCGTCATCCTCCTCTAGTTTTTCCAGTCTGTGATTTACACGCTTGAACTCAGCCGTTGCCAGTCCTGCCTGCTCTTCAAGTTTGTACGTGCGCTCAATCAAGTTGTTGTGTTTCTCGACCTTCTTTGTCAGCTCGGAAATCTTATATTCGATCAGCGCACGGCTCTTTTCGGCTTCGGCTCTGTTATTAATAAGGCAGACAATCAATGTGACGCCCGCTGATACCAGTGATGATATGATAGTCTCCAATATTATGCCCTCTTATATAAGTTTCTCCAGTGCCGCCTCAAGTTTTGCAACACGCGCCTCCAGATCGTCAACGGTCTTCTTCTGCTCTTGGATCAGTGCGAGCATTCCCGGAATGATCTGCGCTTCGGACCATGATTCAATCTCGCCTGTCTCCGGATTGCTGATGACCGCTGCCGGATACACCTCTGCGACATCTTCCGCAATGAATCCGGGAACCGTTTTATCCTTCATGCAGGCGTATGGCGGTTCGTGATCGTCGTTGTATACAAACTGCTTCATCTTCAGATCATACAGACGATGTGGATCCAGTTCGTCATTAATCTGGTCAGTGATGTCGTGCTTGTAGCGTTTGGATGATGATGTCACCTGAATGGTGTTTCCATCGATCTGTCTGTAGTTGTCGCCAACGCGTATATAATGCGTACCGCCAAGTACATGGAAACCATTCAGATCAGCCTCAATTGATATATGACTGCCGGATGTCTGTACTGTTTGTGATCCCAGTCTTTCACCGAGTGCCACATACTGTGATGATCCGCTTTTCATGTGCAGTGCCGGAGCGCTTCCAGAGCCTTTTCTTAACTCAAGCGTGTACACATTATCGCCAACAGTTTCAATCATCTGCGTATATGTTGTCGGTTTTGTACTGTCCGACAAATCCGTAACGTCGCACCCAGTGAACACGATCCGCTTGCACTGTGCGTTAATGGTCATATTGACTTCCTGCCAAATGCTTCCGCCCTGCGTCCACAACGACTGACTGATAACCTTGCCGGTTGTTGCGCTTCTCCAGCGCGTATAAAACGCAGCGTGATGACCCCAGATCATCCCCTGCACGCTGTCGTAATAAAATATATACCCGTCTTCAATCGACCGCGTTTCCTGTAGGCCGACTTTTATAGCCAGATCACCGATTGCATTGATGCCATTGTTATCCCAGGTGCCGATCAGGTTGTTGTTTGCGTCATACACTTCCAGTGTGCCGTTCACATTGCCGCTGCTTCCGAGTTTCAACGTGCCGCCCTTGAGTAGATCAGCGCTCATGGTGCCGCTTGTGATCAGATTCGCACTAAGCGACCCGGCAGTGATGAAATCAGCAACAAACTGCCCGTCAAGCGTCCATGCAGATGTATACGGTCCATTTATGCCGGTACTGGAGAATCCAATGCCATTGACATTGATCCGCAATACATGAACGGCTGTTGCAGTGTCAGCAGTGTCCATGATAAGCATTTCGATCGGTTTGCCATCCGCATCATATACAAATACAATATTTCCTCCCATACCACCTGTTATTAGCTGTGTTGCGTTCTGAATTGCTGTATCAATTTCTGATGTGTAATCCGTTACGACCGCCCATGCAGATCCAGACCAACGATACGTCTTTGATGTTGACGGATCGACCAGATAGTCATTCGTCTGGACGCCTGTATATGTTCCGGTTGGCGATCCATAGAAAATTGTGGTCTTGCCGTCAATCGCGTCGAACAATTCGTCCGTCGCACTGTATGATACCCATGTGCCTGTTTGTGTGGTGCTGTCATAGCTGTATCGGTATGTACCGTACTGTGTGCGAGTGTTCGTTGTCGTGCCTGTGTAGCACCACAAGTCTCCGTCGTGTTGTGCTTTTAGCGTTGAAGTAGTCCATGCGCTTGCAGGGTCGGACGCCTGACGCCATGTCTGGATCTTTGCGTCGATCTGCAGCTGCAGATTATTCTGAAGTGCCAACAATTCGACTTTGACCCTGTTCTTGGTCGCAAAGTTTTTTGTCATTGCAACCGTTTCTGCCTTTGCCGCATTCAGGATAGTGTTGGAAAGCGATGTTTTGGCGTCACCCAGTTCCATTTCGTCGTAGCGTTCCTGCAATACATTGTATACAACCTTTATGATCTCGACGTTTTCCGCCGTAATGCCAAGTGCCGGATAGTAGACATTAACCTTGTCGCACAGCTGTAACCGCTGAAGCACCGCAACATCCTTGTATTCATCTGTCTGCCACAACTGCGTAAAGCTGATCTTGATGTTTTCATCAGGCACATACGGCTTGTTGTTGTCGAGATAACTCAGTGCCTTTTGGCGCAGTGCGCTTGTGGTTGGGGCTTCCTCCCACTGATCCGAAAAATCCATAGTCACGAGATTGACGACGGTCTGCCCGGATGCAAGTACATACCAGTCAGGAAGCACGACAAGCGTCTCTGATTCTTCGTCGTACCAGAACGGCACGATTCCGGTATAGTTATCGAGTGTATCAATTTCCTGCTTGATGCCTGTCAGGTTTTTGCCGTATCGGATCGTGATGTCAGTCTTCTGTCCGCGCTGTTTGTATAACCGGACCGTTCTGTTATCCCAGCGATATTCACCGCCATATACATCCAGAATTGAACCCTCAGTGCCGCCTAACACGCTTCTTATGCTTGAAGGCACATCACATGTAAATTCGCCCTGCGTGGTTACATCTGTCCAGAATGTAAATGGATTCGCCGGAGTTGTTTCCGTTGAGAAGGCGTCAAACGCATCTGTCGCGCTGATCGCAGTCATCGGGTGCAGGATAATATGATTCAGATCGTAGCTGATATGATGTGCATTGAATGTTACAAGACCGTCAATCGGTGCACTCTTCCGATAAATGCGGAACGGCTGCCTGTCACCCGAATCGTCATGCGTAGCAGATACGATCATTCCGTTCTGGATCTGAGAGTAATATTTGCCCGTGATCGGATAAACAAATTCCAGTTCAAACTGTCCATTGCGTTCTTCCGTGACGATACAGGACGTACACTCCGCCAACCGGCCGATACCGTTCGATGTGAATGTTGTTTCTGTTGAACTATATAAAATTGGGATCATGTCGTTCTCCAATTATAATTAAGAAGGGACGCCCGAAGACGCCCCTGTGTTAGTTACTGCGTTAAAGTCTCCTTTAACTTGGTTCCTCTGTCGGTTCTTCCTCGACCACTTCAGGAGTCGGAACAGGAGCATCGTGATGGATGTACTCTTTGTAGCCTTCAACAGGATCAAGGTTTTCGTCAACAATTGCCACCTCTGCTGTCAAAACATCAGGAGCATTCCAGAGCGTCTGACAGAGTCCGTGATATGATACCTTTGCTGATGCAATATCGGTGAATCCTTCTGCATGAATAGAATATGTTCCATTGATTACTTTAACGATTGCGTATTTCATGGTTATTTCTCCTTATTAGTGAAGTGCTGTGTACAGTTCATCTGCGATGGTTGTAACGGTATAGTTGGTGTTAAGTGTAAATGTTGCCCCGCTTGCAATAGCGGTTTTCGCTTTGCAGAATTTGTTGTTCAGCAAGAAATATTTTCCAACAGCATAAGCCTGACTAGCGGTCGTGCCTGTCTCAATCGGAGCAATCATGCTCAAATCCAGATTCTCAAGTTTTGCTCTTAAGTTCTCAGGATATTTTGTGTAATGTCCTACAGGTACGAGCGATGTGCTGATAAATTCCTCTGTGCCGTATGGATCGCAAATTTGCGGGTTTGTGTACGGTTCGGCTGTTTCGGTTGTTGGTGTGGCAAGTTCATAGACAAGGTATACGCCTGACATTGCGGATTTGAAGGATGCGGCTGTTGTATAGCCAGAATCCGCAATAAATATAGTTTGTCCACCAACAGCAATCGTCTTGTCGTATCCGTTCTTTGCGACCTGCGCTGATGTAACAGCTCGGTAATTCCCGCAAAAGATATTTGCAACCTCAGATGCGTTGCTGAAGTTTTTCATGCTGTACAAGATATAATCAAAATACCCATATGGTAAAGTAGATGTTGGAGCGTGATATGTCCAATTCAGCGTCCCTAAATCTACAATCCCATACCGTCTAGTAACCGTCCCATCGCTCTCATAAGTATCTCCATCGAAATAAAGCTGATTGTTGTTGTCGAGTTTCGGAATACCTCGCAGGGTGAGAGAGCTGTCGAGTGGGTAGGAGTGCTTGGTGTAGGGTTTATAAATATCAGACGCACCGACACGCCTTATCATTGGGTAAAATGTTTGATTTGCCGCATAACCGCTTGCGTATCTAAGTCTCAACTGATATGTATGGGATTCGTCAAGCGTACCTGTTGCCCCATTGCCAGTGTCAGCAATACCAGTAGAAGCGCCAGTCGTTGAGTCGTAAATCCACAACTGATATGACGATGCACCGCCGCCAGATGGACAACCACTTAAAACTATATTTCCACCGATTCCCGTAAAATCAACACCGAAAGTTGCGGTTGCCGTTGCTGTTCCAGATGCTTTTACTGCACCGTCATTGTTTACCGTTAAAGTAATTCCGCTTCCAGTGCGATTAGTAAACTTCTGGATCAAATTCTTCCCAACCGTCTCCTTCGCACTCACCCCGCTTACATGCCGCATTGTGCCTGCGTCATAAGCATAGTAATCCTCTGAAAACAGCTTACGGAAGAACGCCACACCTGCACCTGCTGTTGCTTGCTCAAGTGAATAGATATAGTCGGCTATTGTTGTGCCGAACATCTGCGTCAAATCACATACCATATCCGACCCGCTTGTCAGACCTGTAACCGTACTTCCTGTACTCGCTCCGATGCTCCATGCATCACTCTTTTTCAGCAGATACTTATGCCCGCTTGTGACCGTGACAGCCGCGCCCTGACAAAGCTGATTCCACACCACACTCCCGCCAACCACTTCCTCAATTGCCCTGTCAGCGCCGTTGCTGTTGGTCTGTCTGTACAGGTATGGTGTCTGATCCACGGTGTAGTTGTCGGAAATAAGCTGATCTGCGGATGGTGCATTTCTGTTGTCGATTGCATAGCCCGTAGCTTCTGCATCAGCGGCTTTATCTTCCACAGTCAGTGTTTTATCTGTCTGAACTGCAACGGCATTATAAACACCGCCATCTGTCCATGCAGAACCATTCCAATAATACCAATGCCCTGCCGTATATCCTGATTCAGAACCCGTATAAACATAAACCTTTGTTCTATCTGTCATGGCAGATGCAGTTGCCGCTGTCAGCGGGCTTCCATATGCCGCTGATCGTGCGCTTTCTGCGTATGCCGCCGCTTCCGCTACAATGCCCTCCAGTTCACTGTCAGATGGAACCGCACCCGCCGCAACCGTATCCGCATCAATCACAAATCGAACGCGCCCGGTTGCAATTGTATTGTCGCCGGAGATGATCTTGATCTTTGCGTCCCACGTTCCAGCCGCCGCCGTCATCTGAACTGTTTCCTGAATCAGCACGACATCGTCATCAATCGAGCCTGTTCCTGAATACACGTTTCCGTCCGGCTTTGTTCCACTGATCGTGACCGTTACAGTTGACGGTATAGCTGTTTCGTTGCCCGACAGTGTAAAATATAAATTTCTTCCGTTTTCGTTCTGTGACAGCCTTACAACCGTCGGCATCCCATCCGGCTGGATCTGCAGGATGCTGTTTACATCATCAATATATGCCATGCTTATACCCTCCACCAATTCGGTGTTATAACTACGTTCGAAACATTTCCGCTATACGTCACACCTGTCTTACCTGGCGGAAGAATCGGAAAATCATTATCACTGAACGACACCTTACTGTTCGCATTGGACGTGCCGCTGTAACAGTCCAGCATTTCGCTGTCGATATCAATATAGGAAAACCCTGACGCAATCGTTATTGTCACATGTCCGATCACGACCGTGCCGTAACCGGTCACGCGGATCAGCGGCTTCGCATCAAATTTTGTCGGATTCTCGATGTACCCGCCCGACCGCATTGTAACCGGCAGCTTTCCAATCTTCAGGAACCGACGCGGATCGCAATTAAACGTCACATCAAACTCGCCCGCGTCGTTTCTGTTGGTTGCATCGACCTTCATGTCTCCGGTATAGATCGCGCGCCTGTACTCATCCGGCGCATAACTGTCTTCCAGTTCCTGATACCCGTCAACAGACAGAAGTGCCTCTTTGAATCGTGAAATCGCCGTTTTAAAATCAGCATAGATGAATGCCGGATAAGTCAGCTCGATGTTTTCAAATCTGTTGTTAGAAATGGTCAGATCCCCGGAGCGTCCCGGAACCTGTATAAATTCGACATCCTTGACCGGAGCGTCGTACGTCCCCTGACCGCTGATATATACGCCATAGTCACGGCTGTCCATCCCGCCATAACGAAAAAAATTACGCATATACAGACTCCCTCTCTTTCTGCATCTGGACAAGCACCTGTTCGACTTCCTGCGCAAGCTGTCGTGTGTTCATGCCCTCTGATGCGTATATATTGAAGATGTTGGTCTGCTCACCGCCCGATGCCTGCGCAATATCCCGAAGCAGCTGATCACGACCGTATACGATTTCGCCTGATCCGCCGCCGTCTCCGAATCCCTTACCGCCGATTACAGTTGGTGACGTAAACAGGTACGGATTGTTATATGCTTTTTTGTACCAGTCCACGCGAATACTGAGCGGATCTGGAATAACACCAAGAAGCGGCACGTCAATATAACTTCCAACAGTGATGTGCGGCAGCTTCAGATCCGGCAAATTCCACTCAAATGAAAAGATGTCTTTGATCTTGTCAACGATCCCGCTGATCTTATCCTTTGCGCCGTCCACAATACCGACGATCTTTTCTTTCATGTCGTTAAACTTCCGAGTAGCGGCGCTGTATATATCGCCCGCCTTATTTGATATGGTGCTTTTAATGCTGTTCCATTTCTCAGACGTGCTGTTTTTCAGGTTGTTCCAAGTGTCATTGACCTTCGTCTTGATATTGTTCACTGATTCCGAAACCTTGCTTTTCATATTGTTCCAGGCTTCAGAAGTTTTCTGCTTAATATCATTCCACTTTTGAGCAATGTTTTCCTTCAGCTGATTCGCAGATTCTTTTATCTTGTCCCAGTTCGCAATCAGAATTCCGCCCGCCGCAACAAGTCCCGCGATGCCAAGTACAATCAGTGTGATCGGACTCGCAAGCAACCCGATTGCCGTTACGACTCCGCCGATGCCTGTTATGATTCCGCCGATAATCATTACAAGCGGCCCGATCGCAGCAGCAATGCCTGCAGCCTTCAGGATCGCGTCCTGTGTTGCAGGCGACAGATTGTCCCACTTCTCTTTCAGCTCCTGAATAGCATCACGAAGCTTCTCCATTGCGGTCTGTATCATCGGTGCTGCCGTTTCGACCAGCTCAGCGCCCAGATCCTTTAGGGTGTTCAGTGTGGTTTTCATCTGATCGAGCGGATCAAGCGTCTCGTCAAATGTTTTTTCGACCGTTCCGCTGTAATCGCTCAGGGATGTGCCCAGCTCCTCGAAGGATAAGCGACCTTCCATGACCGCATCTGCAATTGCCGGACCCGCTTTGGCTCCGAACAATTCAATAGCGGACTGATATGCAGCCGTCTTGTTCGATGAGTCACCGATCGTCTGCTGAAGTTCGCCAAGCGCCTGATCCATCGTCTTACCTTCTTTGGTAGCATTGGTCAGTGCTTTTTTCATGCCAGTGAGAACAGACGATGCATCGACACCGTTTTTGCTCAGGTTGGCAAGGAACATTGCAGAGTCCGATACAGAGAATCCCATTTCAGAAAGCGCAGTTTTATTAGTCGTCAACAGCCGAGACAGCTCGTCAACAGATACGCCTGTGTCTTGCCCAGCTTTCGTCAATGTGTCCAGAAGAAGCCCCGCGTCTTTTGTTTCAACGCTCCACGCAGCCATCACGGACTGCACGTTATCAATGGATGACGAAACATCCGTGTCGTTCAGATCCGCGAATTTGATGAATTTCCCAGACAAATCTTCCAACGCCTGTCCGGTCAGGCCAAACCTTGTATTGACCTCGCCGATTGCTTCGCCCGCAGTCTGGAACGATGTCGGGATGGTTTCTGCAAGGTTCTTGGCGCTCTTTTGCATGTCTTCAAGCGCCTTGCCGGATGCTCCCGTCTTCTTCGTGACAGTGTCAAGCGCCTCGTCAACCTCTGTCCACGCTGCCACTGATGCCGCTGCCACGCCAGCGATCGGTGCTGTGACGTGCGTGGTCAGACCTTTTCCAACATCAGTTACTTTTGCGCCGACTTCCTTCAGCTTGTCGCCCGCTGCCGCGAACTGCTGTTTTGCGACAGATCCGAAGTCTTTCGATTGCTTCTCCAGATTCTTCAACGCCTGTTCATCTGCAACGATCTGGCGCTCCAGAGCTTCCATCTGCTGTTTGACTTCCGGCGACTGATCAGCCTGCTTCAGCTGCTGCAGGGCTTGCTTTTCGGTGTCGAGTTTGCTCTTGGTGTCCTCGATCGCCTTTTTCAGCAGTCCCTGCTTCTGCTTCAGCAGATCAACATTGCTCGGATCAAGCTTCAGAAGCTTTGTGACGTCACGCAGATCCGACTGTGTGGTGCGCAGATCCTTATTGACGCTCTGCAAGGCCTTCTGCAACGGTGTGACGTTACCGTCTATTTCGATTGTGATTCCTTTAATTCGTGATCCTGCCATAGTTAAAACCTGTCAAAATCTTCCTGTGTTGCCACGTAGTCATATTTCTCAGCATCATTACCTTTTTCGATCAGCAGATCCTGTACCATTCCGTAATCAAGATCATGCAGATCGTCAGGTTTTAGGCCGATTTCCAAACACCGAAGCAGATATACTGCTGTTGTGTATTCCCGCTCAGTTACGCGCCCTTTTTTTTTGGCTTTGATGCCGTTTTTGTCTGTCCCAGATAAAACGCAATGATGTCACCCGCTGCAAACATGATCATGTTAGAATCGAGCGACTCTACCCACTCATAAAAATCATCCTGTGTCACGTTCGACAGATCCTTGCGCTCACGTTCTGCCTGTTCCTTCATACAGAACAGCAGTTCAGCGCAAAAAACATCGTCTGGATTCTCCAGATTGAAGTTCGTAATCTGCCCCATGATGTCCCTGCCGAACAGTCTCCTGTAAAAAATGGGGCTGTAGCCATTAGCCACAACCCCGATTTCCATTTCTCTATCTGCGCCGCTTAATTTTATTGTTCCCTTCATGCTGTCATCTCCTGTTTATGCGCCTGCTGACTGATAGACTGCAGAAGTCCATCCTGTATATGTTGTGCTGTCTGAGCTTTCTGTGCAGGATGCTTTAACGACATCTTTATCCAGTGCTGCATTGTAAACACTGGTAGCTGTAACCGTCAGCGTCTCTGTCTGAGGCTCAACGTTCTCACCCTTTGTCTGACCGCCTGCTGTCGGACGTGTGCATGTGCAGTTGTACATGACGTGCTTTGTCGCTTTGACGTCTCCCTCAAACTGGAAGAGCAGCGCAAAGTGAACGATTGCGGAATTCATATCCTCGACCAGTACGCCCTTGGTGTCTTCGATTTCTCCGAGTACATCGGTCCGGAATGATTCAGGAACCAGTGCGATCTCAAGATCACCCGAATAACCTGTATTGCCGTTTCCGACCCAGTACTCAATGTTATCCGCATAGAACGGTGTGTTTTCGCCCTGCGGTTCAAGCGACATCGATACGGCACCCGGAATGCGTACCGGTGTTTCGTATGTTGCAGCGCCATCCGCGTCAATGGTAGCCACTGCGTAATACACATTAGAAAGACCGTATTTGATCTTATTAGCCATTGTTATTCCTCCGTAATAATTACATCCATCTCATACACGACCTCATACATCCGCTCGGTGTCAATCTTTGCTTCGTCACGCGCCCAGACCATTCCGTGGTTCCTCAGGACGTTTTCAACGACCGCTTCCGATGCAAATGATTTTGTGTCTGTGTACAGCTCTATGATCAGATGCTCGATATTTTGATAATTCGAGTTATCCGCTTTAAAATCGTTGTCGTTCGCAAAGTAAAAGCAGACGAACGGTGTCGCCTGCTCTGTACCTTCTGGAAATTGATAATATGCGTTTGGATAACCAATTTCGGCGACCATTGCCGCCACTTCCTGATGTGTCATACTTTTTCCAACCTGTCCATGATATCGTCGTATGCTTTGTTCGTGGCCCATTCTTCAACCGGTGCAATATGAACAACCGGCTGAACTCTTCCACCGTTTCTTTTTGCGTGGCCTTTTTCAAGAAGATGTGCAAGCTGATATGTTCCATTTTTACCGTATACTGTTGCAACTACATTCGTGCGGCCTCGCTCGAGCTTGTACGCCCATCCTTTCGCATACTCGCCGCCGCCCGGACGCTTCGGAGATTCAGCACGCAGTTTTTTCGCCGCTTCTTTTGCAACATCAGGAACAACTTCGACCATTGCCTTATACACTTCCGGAAGATAATCAACTCGCAGTATGTCGTCAACAATATCGGCGAAATTCATCTTACTGGAGCTTACAATCATTTGTTTGTTCCTCCCTTCCGCTCTGCATACAGTTCAATCACATCCGTTCTGGCATGGTATACACGATAAATTGCATACCGCTTGCCATTGTAGATTGCGATCTCCTCGCCGTCATAATCAGCAAAGAACATCGAAAAGCGGTATTCAGGGTTTAAACCATTCCGACCGCCCTCAAAAAACTCTGCGCGAGTGACGGAGTCTACCTGACAATAAACATCGCGCTGTGTTTTCGACAGTTGCCAGATTCCGAAAGCGTCCTGTGTCTTTGTTTCTTTAACTAGTGTGATAACAGATGATCTATCCATCAGACATCACCCCAATCAGTATATCCAGTACACATTGACAACTGCGCCTTCTGCTCGTCATATGACTTCTTGAGTCGGTCATATTCGTCTGGCTGACCGAAGTGCATCAGGAAATAGGTTATAGCCGCCTGAGTTACCAGAGCATCATACTGCTCCGGCACCTCAACACCGGCAACTCCGAGATCGAGCATGGCAGCGTTTAACAGAAGCTCGATCTGTTCATCGAATGCGTGTGTCGATATCCTAGCAGCCGTCATTGCCTGCTCAACCAGTTCGCTTGTTACGTTTGCCATGCTCTTCTCTCCTTAGTGAAATGCTTTGAAAAACTTATCATCCACAACCGAGTACCCTACATGGCCGCAAATCATTGTCGGATCACAATAGATCTTGAATCCGCATTCTCTTGCTCTTATGCAGAACGATACGTCCTCACCGTTGCTGCCAATCGGTGCGAACATGGCTCCGTGTTTAGCCTGGACATCCAGAAAGACATCCGTTTTCATGAGCACACAACCAAATCCGCACCCTGCGACTTCAAATATCTCATTGGGGATCTCATCAAAGTCTTCGTGAATGCAATCTGCACCTTCCATTTTCAGTGTTTTAAACAACACTGGCGAATAGGGCGGAACCCGGCGGAAATATAGTCCCGTGAGAATGTCAAAATCGTTTTTCTGTAATGTATCCATCATTTTGACTAGTGTGTCAGGTCTGAACACCATGTCAGAATCCAACCAAAGAACATAGTCGAAATCTCCTGTAATAGTTCGCGTTGCAATATCATCTCTTGCTACATACACAAGAGATCCCGACTTCATTACCAGCGAACAATCTCCGACTTTTTCGATTTGTGCCAGACTTTGGCAAAATGGTGCCGGTACCTGATCCATGCACGGTACTGCGATGATAGTTTTCATGTTTTTTCTCCTTGTTGCAAAATCGCCTGTTAATTACTTCGTTACCTTAACGAATGCATCCGGCGCAACAACTCCAATTGCAACAAACTCGCGACCAATTACTCGGACAAGATCCTGGGTGGCCAGTGTCATGTCATCATATTTAAAGGTGATGTCATCGCCATTCGGGAAGTTTGCAAGTGCGCCCTGATCGAGGTCTCCAACGATCATGTATGCAACGCCGGTAGTTGCTGCGGAAATAGCTGTGATGGTGTCATTAAATACAACCGGAAGACCCTCAAACGGATCATAACCATAATTGCCTGCAGCCTGCAGTCCCTTGAATGTTCCCCATGTGAGTTTATTCATCATGATAACCGGATTGGTTGCCTCATCAGACAGGTTTGCGATAGCTTCTGCTACAGTACCAAGTGTCGGTGTAGCAACCTTAATGGCCGGAACAGCCGGGCATGTGGTTGTAGAAACAGTACCGCAAGCCTGAATCTTAGCTACAAGCATATCAGCTGCCTTCTTTGCGATACGGTATGCAAGCTCGTCATAGATGTATCTCAGGAAGGACTCTCCGCGCATGTCCATAGCTTCATCGGATACAGAAATCCATTTCTTGATGCTCTCCGGGATAAGCTCGACAACGCCAAGTACCAGTGTCTCTTCGCTTACTGCCACGCCTTCTGAATGAGTTGCTGCAGCACTGGAAGAAATCTCGAATCCGACCTTCAGATTGCCGCGCAGATATGCTTTGCGGACTCTGCTCATGATGCCCTCGCGCGCCCATGCGGTTTTAACGATGTCGTATACCAGTTCCGGGACCGGTACTGTTCCGTTTGCATCATTTTCACTCAGGAGAGCACGGCACTCTGCCGGATCACTGGTTTTGATGTACTCTGCATATGCGTCAATATATTTCTGGCTGTTTCTGATTTCTTCGATGTTCATGTTTTCTCTTGTCTCCTCTTTGAACTGCTGAACAACTGTGCCTGCGCCTGCAGCAACTGCAGACCTGATTTCTGCCTTCTTTGCCTCTTCAGCTCTTCTTGCTTCGATTTCCTCGTTGATACCCTTCATTTCTGCCTCAAGAGCATCCAGATCCGCTTCAGGTGCGTCCAGTTCCGCAACGATTGCGACCTTGCGCTCCTCAAGCTGTTCGATGGTCATGTCTTTAAATTCCATGATTTACCTCTCCCATAATTCTGATTTTCTGCTTCTGACGTTCGCGTCTCTCCTCTTCAAGTCGCTCCGCTTGTTCTGCTTCAATCACTCCGTTGAAGTAGTCACGAGTTGATACGCTCAGTTCTGTGGTTGGGTTTGCCGGAAAACAAACAGGCGAGACGTCAAACACCTTTGCGATCCGGTCAATAACCCTTGTATGTGTAGCTTTGTCATAATGATCTTCAGCTACTCTGAACGCAAAAGACATCTGTGGATAATTCCCTGCAGCGATGTCCGCATACAGCTCTCTGCCTCTTGCGGTCAACCCTAAGTCGGTTTTCTGTGCAAGTCCATGCTCGTCCGTCCACACCTGAACGGTTCCGGCGGATGTGCGCGCATACACCGGACCAGTGTGATCAACACGAAAAACTACGTCCGACATGTCAGCGCCATCAAACGCGTCCGGCATGATCTGCTCTTTGTAGTCAACATCATCAACCGTCAGCAGTGTGTACGGTTCAAATGTGCTTGCGTATCCTTCTACAAAAAAAGACGGCTCTTCGCCGTCCACGTTCTGAGATAATCTCAGCTCCATATTCCTGTATTCTCTATCATCCCTCATTGATCTTCTCCTCTTGTATCTTTTCATCTGCGTTCCAGTATTCGCCGCGGATGATCCGAGCATCACCACCATCAACCGGCGGAAGGTTCCAGATCTCTCGCACATCATTGATTGACATGATCCCACGGTCGAGCATCTGGCTCGATACGTTCAGTTTTTCGCTGTTGCTGAGATACTGCAGACGGTTTGCGGTTGCTATGATCCTGTTGCCCTGTGACTGTTCTCGGAATGTGAACAGTGCCTTTGTTTCTACTTCAGAAAACTGAATCGCAAACGGTTCCATGGCTGATTCATAAAACGCGGTCCATGCGTCGCCGTATGCTTTGCCCTGTAAAACGTCTTCGTTCATGGTAAAGTAATCGAAAACGCCGTCTTTGATGATCCGCATCTGCTCCGCATCTACTACCCACGGTTTTGCATTGATTTGCTGAATATTGTTGTATGTGTTCGGGAATAACAGCATTCCGCCACCTTCAGCTTCGGCAGAAAAATTTTCTTCCGTGAACCGTTTCCGTTCTTTTGCAAGATCATCTGGTTTTGTGAAGTTTCCTACTTGAGCCATGAAGCGGTAGCTTGCGGCGCTCTTGACACCTTCCTTAATGCCCTGGTTTTGAATATGGATCAAATCCATTGTCGGAAACAACGCGCGATTACTCTCCCCGAAGAAATCATTTCTGTACTGGAATTTGTTCATTATGCCGCAATTTTCTAATTCGATCGCGGCACGTTCTCCAGAGCTGAAACTGTATCTCAGATACGGCACGCCGCCATACTGGATTATTTCGCATCGACTTGGAAGTGGTACATAGATACCAGAAGCTTCTCCGAACGGATCATATACAGGACAAATGAACGCAGTGTTGTGGATGTCTAGGATCGTACTGAGTCTGTACATGAATTGCGACCATGTCTGAAACTGATTCGGACCGTGTCGCAGTTTGTTCTGCAATGCCGGACGAGCAGATCCCTGTGTTTCGACTTTCAATTTACTGATATGCGTTGCTCTTGTATGAATTACCGCTCTGATCAGCTCAGATTCATACACACTTCCGCCCCATGTTGAAAAGTGTGGTTTGTAGCCGTCTAGTAACTTAAACGTCCCCTCAAACTTGCCTTTCTCTTTTGGTCTATTTCCAAATATCTTGTCAAAAAGTCCCATTTGTTCAACCCTCATTTTTGATCTGGTCTCCGATCTCGGAATACCATTTTTGTCTGACGGTCATTGCATCGAGCAGCGCTGCAGTCCCGTCTATGTGTAGCGACGGTGACAGCTTAACAAGCTTACCCCTGCCTCGCTCCGTGCTCATTTTGATCGCACTGTTTAATAAGTGCATCTTTAACAAATCGTTATCGCCTATATGAATCTTGCCGTCTTCCAGCAAGCCTTGTGTCTCTTGAATCACCGGGTACAGGTTTTCACCCTGATATACGTCATCCATGTGGAAACCGTACTGCTTCATGTCTTGTACTAGGTACTGTGCGCTATATCTGTCATAACCAACTTTCAGCGGGTAGATCTTGTACTTCTCTATCAGATCAACAAACCACTGGAAGCAATCGTGATAATCAACGTAGTTGTCGCCGGACGCGCTCATCAGTCCGCGCTGAATGTATATGTTATACGGCACGCCATCGCGCTGTGTTGCCTCGTCGATCCGCTCCGTCGGAAGCCAGGAATGCGAAAACACATATAATTCTCCGCCCTTCTCGATCACGGCGACGGCAGCGGTCAAATCTCGCGTCTGAGACAGATCCAACCCGCCGACACAGTAACAATCCCGAAAGTCTTCAAGGTCAAGCGGATCACCGCACGCATCTTCAACGATGTTTGCCGACAGCCATGCCAGTGAACTGTTTTGCTTAATGTTTGCATACTTAGTCAGGAATTCAGCACGCTTTGACAACGATCCCTCTGCGACCGCAATCTCTTCCAACAGATAATCGACTGTAACGGAGACGCCCAAGTTCGGATTGCTTTTTCGTAGTTCGTTAATATCATTCCATTTGTCAACGTCATCAATGATGTACAGGATCGGCAGCAGTCGCTTTTCCTTTGAATCGCCCATCAGAAAGCGCGTTGATCGTTTCATGAGTTCGTCATAGATCGAGTCATTAACGTATCCCGAAGTAGTGCATGATATGATCAGGCCGTCTGGACGCGCGCCCATGGCCGACTTCATAACCTCGTACTGTTTCAGACCTTTGTCGCCCTGCCACGCCGCAACCTCGTCGCAGATGGTCAATGACGGATTGAAACCATCTGATGATTTACTGTTAAACGCGATCTTTTTGACCGTGCTGTTCGTGCCCGGAATTGCCAGATCCGACTGCCGATGTCGCGCCAACATGGAGTCATCCACAATCTTTTTGTTGTGCGCATCACGCTCTGCGGTGGATTCCTTCAGCTCCTGCCACTCTGGATCCAGCTGGGTCATCTGCCAGATGCAGTTGTAAATGATATCCGCCTGATCGAACTTCGGTGCGATGCAGAACACTCTGGCACCGTACCCGCCATCGACCTGCCATGTATATTTACCGAGTGCCGATGCCATCAGTGATTTACCGTTCTTTCGGGCAACAACCAGAAATACCTCGCGGAACTGCCGCGTGCCGGATGCGTCGACCACTCCGAAGATGGTTGAGATCATAGCTTTCTGCCAAACTTCCAGCTTCAGTGATCCGGGCGCGAGTGGCCCCTCAGTGTGAAAACAATGCGTTTCGACCCACTTGATTGCGGCGTTTGCCTTGTTTCCATCAAAAAAGAACTGCTTAGTCTGCAGTCCTTCCACGAGATACTCATACAGCAATGTGATAAACCGGCCGACCAGATAAGTGCCGTTCTTAATACCCTGATAGTATGTATATATCCAGTTTTCTGATTGTTTTTTAGATGATTTTCGTGCCATGTCGAGCCAAATCTCTCGGTTTTTGCGGGTGTAGGG